ATATGTGGGGACTGGGATGTACACAGAGCCACTTGTAGGGTCGGTGGTAGTCTTGGTAACATATATGAAGGCAACTTTGTTGCTCCTATCGAACCCGTAATTTGTGATCGTAATTTTTGTACCTGCGCCGCAGACATTCCACTTACAAAATATTCGCCAACTCAGGAAATATTTCTTTAGCTGTTAACTTGCGAATAGTATCTAAATTAACAACATATTCTTTAAAATCTGGCAGTAAGTGCGTATGGTCTTCTGCTTGTATAAATTTTAAAATACCTTCCCAGCGTTTCCATCCATATGGATTTACCTTCCAGAAATTATCATCTTGAGTGTAGTTATCCCACAACCATTGTTTAAAATCAGAAAATGCTTGTGAAATTTCTTCTTTGTCTTTTTGTGGTAGTATTCTAGCACTTAAAAAAGTTGGAATGTATAGCAAGTGAAGATTAATAATGCCACCACCTGTTTCGTATTCGTCTAAACTAAATTTATTGATTTTCTTAAACCCCTGACTTAGTTTCCATTTGGCAAAATCAATAATATGCTTTATGTTAAAAACTTGTACGGCACAGGCAATAGCACAGTGAATGTTTTCAGGTGTACTATCCATTAACCATAAACTACGTTCAATAGCATCCCAATCGGCGGGATATCGTATGTAATTATTTCTCTCCATGACTGCATCAATACTAAATGCATATCGAACTTGTTTAAATTGACTCCAAACATTGATGATATCATTGTTGACAAACAATCCGTTGCTGTTATACCGTAAGCTGATATTCTTAGCATAGCCACGTTTGATAATTTCGTCTAAAAATCTTCTGTGTTCCTTGATCATCAACGGCTCACCACCAGCAAAATACAACTGTGTTATATTGGGAATCTGTTCAAACACATCGTCCCAAAACTCAGGTTTTTCATACCAAGTATTATTGAATGTATCTTTGTTAAAACTTATCTGTTTTAAAACTTGCACACTTTTAGTTTTGTCAATTAATTTATCGTAATCCTGTAACCAACGACTACTGTCATGTGGACTGCACATTACACATTTGAGATTACAAGTATGCCCTAGTCTTAGATCTAAATATCTAATTACCGGTGGTACTGCTCCAAGTGTGTTGGTATCGTTAATAAGTTTTTTAAAATCAAGACCGTCTCGATTCCATTCATACATTTCCCATAAGCGTTTACTCACTACCCCATTTGATTCTTCTTCAAAACATTTAGTACAACTTGCAGGTATTTTACCTTCAAGCATTGTTAATCGAACACTACGCATGTATTGATTGTTAAATGCTTCTAAAGGAGTTTCACGGCCAAAATTAGCAGGCATACCGTTTTCTTTTTTAACTAGCCCTACTTCATGATCACCTGTTGCCGCACCACTTGCATTAGTAACGCAACAAAGCCTAGCATCACCGTTAGGTCGTGTAGCCAAGTGAATCCACGGTAACGCACAAAAAGTAGGACTACCTGTTTTTTCTTCTATCAGTTTGATATAGTTTTTAATTTTATCAGTCATTAGTAAATATTTGTAGTTTCAATAAATTGATCTTTTGGTTTAGAAAAATCTATACCTGGACCGTTTCCGCATGTTCTAACACACATGAACAACTTTTTTGTTGTCCAATATTCTTGCCACACTGATTGATATTCTGGAGAATTTATTATTTCTTTAATAGATCGCTTAGTGGTATCCATGTTGCCAAGACTCTTAATCATATCATGGTGTTGTGACAACATAGTTTGCACTATACTATGTACCGTATCTCCCCATTCATGAAAATTTGTTTGTTCTCGCATATAGGGTACACTGGCTGTATGACAACAAGGAAACAATTGTTTATATGCATCAATATACACTTCTTTGTTATTTAAAACTTTACAATCAATTTTGGCATGAGCTATTGAATCTTTAAAAGAATCTATTATTTTCTTATCTATAAATTTTATAGTAGTATCTGAAGAAGGTTCTAAGTAGTGCGTAACATTGCCAGATTTATCAAGAACTTTGGTCTTTGCTTCTCCTACAAACCTGCTACTATTTTTTACTGTAAAATACTGAAATTTTAATTTTTTAGATAAGGCGCGGACATCATCAACTTGATGCTCATTGTGTTTAAATTTTATAAAAGCCCATTCGGCTATGCCGCCCTCTTGTATAAAAGCTGAGGCATTTCTTATCACATTGTTAAAATCTGTACCAATTCTATAAAGACTATGAGTATCTGCTAAACCGTCTAATGCAAAAATAACTTTATGATTTTTAGGTAATGCATGTGCTAATTCTTTCCACCAAGTTGTAGATTTTGCACCACCGTTAGTATGAATTGAAACATTTATCTCAGGATGGGCCATATCTTTTGCATAACGACACATATCAATTAAATTGTTGTTTAATATAGGGTCTCCAAAATTACCGCAAAAATAAAATCCATCAATTTGATCAAATACTTCTTGATTCATTATATTTTTAAAATCGTTAAACGACCAGTTTTGCACCTTGATCAAGGGATTTTCTAAACCACCGCTAATATTTCGACTGCACATAGGACAACTGGCTTGACAATTATTTGACACTTCGAGGTGTATTTGCTTAAGATCAGTGAATTTAAACACGATTCCATCTCCTAGTAACTTCTGTTGTAAGATTAATATTTTGATTTAAATCTATAGCAGATCGGATTGAATCAAATATTAAATCATTTTTATTTCCTTCGAGGTGATTTGGTCTAGTATCAGTAATGGGATAAACAGGCCATTTGTAATCTGCTACCGATAGCGACATAAGACAGGGCAATACTGTAACACCGTGTTTCCATACATGAGGATATAAAATATTTTCTGGTTGCCAGCCGTTATCTTTTGAAAAACTATTAGATCCAAATGCCCATAAATGTACAATTTTGGTCGATAATGGTAACAGATTTAACACGTTATTATCTATATATTGTAATTGTGCTATATGTTCTAAATCTTCTTTTTCTTGATCGTAAAGATGCAAGTAATATTGTTTGCTTGCTTCATAAATTTCTTTAGCAAAAAAATTATATCCTGCATTGGGATATGTTTTAGCAAACCAATCAAACTTTTCTTTATTAAATCCGTTTAACGAGGAAGATGCATGTAGACTACGAGATGTACGATGGAATATTTTTCCAGAATGTGTCCATACAAATACGCATATATCAGGAACTTTATCTTTTTTTACTAAAGGAAGTAATTGATTAAAATATAAGTCCCACACACTACTTCCGCCCATGCCTAAATTGACTATATCTGCACAATAATGATTCTTTAATTTTTCAATGTACGTTGTATAACCGTTGATAATGCTATCCTCGTTTTTTTCTAAGGCACAAAAACTATCTCCAAAAAAACCTATTGTTAGTGCCATGCTGATTGATAATAATAATTTACATCTTTAGTTGGAGAAATTAACTGACCTAATGATCTATCTACTCCAGATAATTTTGAAAGGAACATTTCAGATACAACTTTATTGTTTTCTTCGATCATGTGACATGCACGGCTATCGCGTAAGCCTTTGCGATATAATTCTCTACGCATTTCGGTCGTCATACCCAGATGCTGATCTTCAAATTTTGTAATATTATATAGCGGTGATTCGTGTGACCAGGTATTATCAAAACATGGATATACAACAGCATCGGGCCTTACTTGTTTGATATCGGATATCATGAGTTGGTGCATTGCCGCATCTTTTTTTACATCATGTATTAATTCATAATAATCACGTACAATTTTATACTGTTCTAATTCTTTACCTGTTGATGATTCTATTTTAATCTTAGCTGTTTTGTAATTTTGATTACGATAGATAACAGTTGGTCCCGTGAGAGTAATTCTATTTGTAGAGGTTACCAAAAAGATAACTTGATCGAACTTGGAATGATTCTGTAGAAATAAATCATAACTGTACCATAAACAACTTCCAGGATCTCCAAAGTTAGTAATGTGATATCCATACATAAACTCATGCCACGACTTTTCGTGTATATCATCCGCGTCTTTGCGGGCGTAGCTATCTCCAAAAATTGCTAATGTTTTCATTTATTGTTAAAGACCTTTAAGTTTAGGAACCATTGATAAAAAATCTAAATTTCGTTCAATTGATATAGCAGTTATATTCTTTTTTACATCTTCCCATGTTACCAACGAAGATTTTTTAAGATGATGAATAGCAATCAAATACGGATTAATGGATTTAGAGCTTACTAGTTTATATGTCAATGCACATTCTTTAAATTTTGTAATCAATTTCTGTTTATATTCCTCAGGTAATGATTGTATAGTTTGCCATTGGGGGTATGCAATCCAATCCCAATTCAATCTCCATGCTGGAAGATTTGTTTCTACATAATTGATAAATTCTGGCAAATCTGAAATGCTTATGGCATTACCTACATGATGTATAATTAGTTGAATACTATGCTCTAACATGTTAGCATTGCTTGGTGCGCCCCACCATTCGCTGTATGTTTTCATATTGTTAACTATTTCGTCAAACTTGCTGGGCCAACGATACCAATCGTTAACTGTACTCAGTCCGTCCAAACTAACACAAAAATAAACACGTTTACATTTACTAATATATGATTTTAATTGTTCTTTAGGAAGTATAGTGCCATTGGTATTAATTTCTAATGTGATATTTTTCAAATTCATAGGCGACATAAGCTCTATAAACTTATCCTGCTCCATCATAGGCTCTCCGCCTATGATTTTTAATCTAGTAACCTTTGATAGGTCCCAATCTTTAAAGTTAGTACTATGTTTAACTATCCCAGTTTTATTTACTCTGCCAGCTGATACATCTTCAGAATACCATTTGGTAGAGTAAGAACTGGAGCAATGAACACACGCTAAATTGCAAAGATTACTAAATGCTATCTCTAAATTTTCAATAGGCATAGCTCGATTATCAACTGGAATAAAATCTACAGAATCCAGTTGCCTCATGCTTTTCATGCCGGCATACTCCTCGTCGTAGCATTTTTTACAGTTGTCTATTAATTTTCCTGCTAACATATCTGTGCGTATTGTTTTCCAAATATCAGAGTTACGTAAATTATCACCAGAATCTATAAAAGTGTCCATACTCGATTGGTTGAATCTACAACACGGAATAACTAATCCGTTTGGACGTATAGCCATTGCTTTCCAAGGATATGAACAACTACTTGGATTCATTATTTTTTCCTATTACCATGTATCTAGTATACAATGGCAATTCTAACTCTCCTGCCCATAAAACATCTATATGGCTTTGTTCTACAAATTCATCTAAACTATCGGCTATACGTACATGCTCATCTATCTTATAATTATTACTTTGTAGGACCAATAGACTATCTTTAGGGGTATATGTTAACCAACGATCGTATTGTTCTTGAGTAAGATGCTCGCAACTTGTGTTAATGATAATATCTGCACTCATGTGCATTGTCTGACTTATATCTACTATGCTTGAACGGAATCGACCTTGCATCTCCTCTTGCTTGTTCATTGTTTCCGCAATAGGTTTACAAGTAGGATCAATATCGTAACTGGTAATGTGTGTAATTGGTATATTACTTTGAAACAACATACTGGCTAATACTCCTACCCAACCTGCACATATTTCTATACTAGATGCTGAATGTACGTGTTCGTCTAGATTATCAATTAACCATTCTTTGCTCTTAAGTTGCCCGGACCAAAAGGCATCCATAGTTCTCATAGGATCAGGGCTTTGTCGTATAGCTTGGATCCAGAAATGCAGATGATCAGTGTCAATTAGCATAGATTGGTATGACCTTGTTTTCTGTTATCTTTCTCTTGGGCATATTAGCTTCAAACATACACCAACAACTTGTTGTTTGACAAATAGTGGGCGTAATAGTGGGCTGAAATTTTTCTACAAAATCTTCATTAAATATATTAAATTTTTCTACATTTGAAAATAAACCGTTGCCGCATATACCAGACACTGTGCCATTTGCTTTAACGGCAATCCAGTCAACACCAACATTACACTCCCATCCAAAAAAATTGTTTAGCCTGTTAAGTACTATGTCTTGGTCTTTAACTTTATGAGTTTTATTGTTGCTGTCAATAACTTTTACGCTACTACGATAACTTTTATTATTACGCAAAAACCAAAATAGATTGGCTCGTCTTGCACGTAACGTTTGCAGTATTGCAAGTTGCTCCTGTGAATATTTTACTGAATCTTGTTGGATGATCTCTAAATATCGAATAGACCAACTATGTTTACTACCTTTATAAAATTCCACAATGCCCATGCACTTATCCCAGGATGTTGGATCCATTAGAACAACAGTATTTACAATTACATTTTTTTCATATAATAAATCTGCCACATCTCTGACATGGGCAGGATCAGAAAATTCATGATGGCTACTAATAGTTACGTAATCTAAATAAGGTGCCGCATCTTTCCACCATTCTAACTTCTTACTTGCATTGGTTGTTAAGGTAAAAATACAATCATATCTTTCCTTAAAAAATTTAATTAAATCGAAAAATTGTTTCCAATGTGTGATTTCTCCGCCCATTACATGAAAATCAAACTTGCGTTTATTTGTATGTTCTTTATAATAATCTAAAAGATGACAGAGATTAGTAGTAAAGGTATCAAAGTCTGGCCATTTTAGCGTTCCTTCGTTGCACCCAGTAAAACAATACCAGCATTTGTAATTACAAATATTACCTATAGTAAGATCAATCCTTATTAGCTTGTCAGACCAGTTTTGTTTTACTTCTTTAATTTCCATATTATTTCCAATTTAATTTTATGTAATTGTATTTTTCAGCACATGTATTTAACTACTAAATATCACATGCTTAAAATTTTTATAGGATACGATCCCTGCGCCGCCGTCACTTATCATGTATGCTCCAATAGTATTATTCGACATGCTAGTCAACCTGTTGCCATTATCCCATTAGCACTCAATTTGATTCAAAACTATACAGAAACTCATACTGACGGAAGTAATCAATTTATCTACAGTAGATTTTTAATACCATATCTAACAGATTTTACTGGTTGGGCACTATTCATTGACGGTGATATGATTCTTCGAAGTGATATTACTGAGTTATGGGAGTTACGTGATGAAACTAAAGCTGTTATGGTGGTTAAACATGACTACAAAACTAGAATGTCTAAAAAGTATCTTGGAACAAAGAACGAAAACTATCCTCGAAAGAATTGGTCAAGTGTGGTCCTTTGGAATTGCAGTCATCCTGCTAATGCTGCCATCACACCTGAATTTGTACAGTCAGCAACTGGAGCACAAGTACATAGATTTACCTGGCTCATTGACGATTTAATTGGCGAATTACCAAATGAATGGAATTGGCTACCAGACGAATACGGACCAAATCTCAACGCTAAACTTCTACACTACACACTTGGAGCACCATGCTTCAAAAATTTTGCAACTACTGATATGGCCAACGAGTGGCACAAAGAACTGATACTTACTAATCATGCTACACAAATATAATTGCAAGGTTAAACCATTGTTAGATAGTAATCTATTTGGTTATTTTTCAGGGGCATTTTCTCGACATAGAATATTGGATAAATGGTTTTATTTTTATATGCATAATCCAACCCAACCTGTAATAATTTGGAAAATTTCTAAATTGCCTTATTGGCAGTTAGAACCGGGAACTAATAGGTACATTGGAACTGCACTAAGAAAAAACAGCGAATGGATTAATGGAATACTAATTACAGATGAAATTATAAACACTGATGAAATCATAGTGTTGGATAAAATAGATAGCATCAACTGGCAAGGAGACGATTTGGCGTTGCACAATATTCCGTGTAACAACATTCACGAATGGGGTATAGGTTCTCAAATTAAAGACGATCCGTTTTGGTTCCGTAACGTATACAAGTGGATTACAAATAATGTAAAAAATAAATGGGGACTAGAGTATCAAGGAACAATTCATTACGTAAGTCCTGGAGGACATCATATACAAATTTTTGGTAAGAAATACTATCTGTCTTTTAGAAGAACAAAAACAATTATTAAAGCAAGCGACTATCCCGATTTGCAAACAGCTGTCAAAACACTTTTTGAAATGATTAAATTACACGAATTTTAGGAATTTTGCTATCCGCTGAACTAACGCAACTTGGTGTAGAGCAAAGTTGTGGATCTTCAAATAATTTAAATCCCGTTAATACATTGCCTAGCGGTTTATCATAACAACTGTAACTTCTTTTTATTTGGTCGCCTCTAATTATCACACTTTGAAATCCTGAATTACACTGCCATCCTTTAAACTTGTTAAATCCAAATGCATTGAATCTTTCAGCTTGGTCGAATAGATGTTCAGTACCATCTTGCTCGTACAGTGCTATCTGATAAGTTTCTTCACCATCGGATTGTTGTGAGAATTCAGTTTGCATCGTGTGAATCATTTCATCAGTATATCCATCTACCAATCTGCTGGCTGTGAGATCGCTTTGCGGTTTGAGAGTCACATTGATACCACGGGCAGCAAATCGTTCTAGTCTGGCATACAACTGGTGAAATTTTTCAGGTACCATGACTTGATTTATAGTAACATGAACACCATCATACATCAGTTGCAAAATCTTATCTCCAAACTCTTGTTCTCGGGCAAACTCATCGTGAAAGCTGGCTGTTATACTTCTACGTTGTAACATGGCAGTGGCATTGGCCCAGCGTTTCCACCAAGCCAAACTGGGACTCAGATTGGTAGTCATGTGTATAGTTTGGTATGACACACCATCGTCCAAGTGATCAGTTAACTCTAGTAAATTTTTGTATGCTGTGGGCTCGCCGCCGCTGAAACTCCAATGAAATTGATTGAATCCATTGTTGCGGGCTTGATGTTTGATTTCGTTAACAACGTTTTTATACACTTCAATTGGTTGGTGATCCGGTACATCTGACCTAGCATATGGCCAACAGTAGCTGCAATTGTAGTTACAAAATCTTCCCAAAATCCAACTTGTGGAAAATAAACGGTTAACCAACATGGTGCGTTGCCCAAATCGAACAATTTTTTCAAATGGAATGGTGGAATGGCTCATTGACAGTATTTACAAATAAGTATATAATACAGTGGTAGACGTGA